GCTTCTGCCATAAAAGTATCTCTAATAGCCGCATTGAATGAGTCTTTTGTATTATGATGTCCAAATATTATGCAAATTTTCATTTAGTCTCCTGCACCGGGCTTTTCAGAAAAGTATTTCATCTTGTCTTTTACATTTGCCCATTCTTCTGCGTCAGCTGGCACTTCTGATTCATCTTTAGATGTAATGTTAGGCCAAGTATTAGCCCATTTATAATTAAGTTCATAAAACACATTATTAGTATCTTCGTGATCAGAGATGATTGCATCTACAGGACACTCAGGAACACATACTCCGCAGTCAATACATTCATCAGGATTAATTACTAACATATTTTCACCTTCGTAAAAGCAGTCAACAGGACAAACATCTACGCAATCCATGTGTTTGCATTTTATACATTTGTCGTTGACTAGGTATGTCATAAACCTCCATTTTCTCGCATTTCTGCACGAATGTTCGTTGCACTAATACTATGTATCTCTTTTCCTAGATCATGTTCTGTAAATGTATATCCTACACCTCTACCATAACTAATGTCTACAATATTTGGTACTATCATTATAGTATATTCTTTATGATATACAAAGCCTTCTTTTGCTAATTCTTTTTTAATATTTTCTTCTACGTCTGTAACAATAAAAGGATTGTCATCTTGTGTCATTGTACGTCCACCTGATGCATCTGTATCTTGAGGAACAGTTCTAATCATAATACAAACTTGTCCTGTTTCTGCAAGAGCACGTTTGAATAACTCTGTGTGTCCAGGATGCCAAGGTTGCCATCTGCCTAACATTTGTGTTGTGGGTTTAAATGTATCAAACATTCTTCTTCTCCATGTAGTTCATAACTACTTCTGAAAGTTGTTGGTGTGTATCAGTAAACCATTGCTTTACATGATAATCAAATTTTGTAGGCGCTTGGAACATCTTGTTAGTATCTTCGAAACGCCCTTCGTCGATAGTATCCATCCAAACTGTATAGTCTGGTGCAAACTCTTTACGTGCTTGTTCAGTAGGACAAACAAAGTCAGCAACTGCAATCTTGCCAGCCATAACTACTCCGTCAGCTAAATGACGCATTCGTTGTGCTTGTCTAATACGTCCTTCAGGAGTAAAGTCCCAGTCATCATATTGTGTACGAACTGCATCAGCATTGATATGAACTGCATTAATTAACTCTGCAAAAGGTTTCGCTAGAGTAGTTTTGCCACTACCTGGTAATCCGAATATTAGAATCTTCATTTACAATCTCGCTAATCTAATTAAAGTTGCGGCCAAGTTAATTTCTGGATCAGAAACTAATGTATGATCAACAAGTCCTTGCTTAATAATTAGGATTGCACTCTCTTGCTTTTCTTCATCACCAAACAGATCAATGTTGTCATACAACCATTTGTATATGTCTTCGATCTCTTCTGGTCTTGCTTGACTACAAACAAGTTTACGTGCTTGTCCAATCTTGCCTGCTTTAAACAATTCTACCATTTCAATCTTGTAATCAGCATCTCCTGTATCTGCTTTAGCTGGCGGTACTAGTTTACCATCAACACAATTCATTTGCACCATGTTAATACATTTACGCAAATCAGGATACGTTGCTTTTACATAAGTGTCTAAAATATCCAAGTCTGGAGTAACACCTTCTGTAAGAACAATTTCTGCAACTCGTGCAGTAAATTCTGTTTGATCAATACGTTCAATATGAAAGCCCTGACATCTACTATGTAATGCAGGAATAATTCTATTTGGATAGTTACAAGTAAGAATAAAACGTGCAGTAGTATGATACTCTTCCATCACACCACGTAGTGCCGCTTGTGCATTTGGACTCAAGTAATCAGCCTCATCAAGTAATACACATTTAAATTCACCGAACGGAATCATTTGTACAAAGTTTACAATCTTATCACGTACATCTTCTACACTATTTGTTCTACTAGCATTAATCTCTAGTACGTCAAGATCGTTTACTTCTAGTTGATTAAGAAGTATCTTTGCAAGTGTTGTTTTACCAATACCTGCGTTTCCACTAAACAACAAATGCGGAATAGTACCATCTTTGATCCATTGTTTTACTTGTTGTTTCTGTGCATCATCTCTAAATACATATCCGTCAACTGTATTCGGACGATATTTTTCTACCCATAATTCTTTCATTTTCCTAAAAATCTCCTTGCAACCTTAATTGGATTTTTCAATCCTTCATAAGTTTCATCAATGAAACCTATATGTTTACTAAGTTTAACATTTAATTCATCGATTGTCAACTGAAGTTTATCTACTTTCATATTCAGCAGTTCAATTTCTTTTTTTAAAAGTTCTTCTTTTGCTGTCATTCATCACCCCTTGTAATATGTTTGTAATCTAGATACTGTGAGCACCATTCATAAAAAGCACTATCTGTATTAGGCCAGCACTCAGCAAATACCGGATCTTTTCTATGTTCTTTATACTCTGATCTTACTTCTTTTTCTGTCAGCTTCATCTCTTAACTTTTGTTTTTCTAAACTTAACTTATCTTTATAACTCATTGCATAAGCCGCACCTGCCAATACTGCAATAGCACCTGCCTCTGCAATAAGCATCCACGGGTCTGCTTCTTTTGAATGTAGAACAATTAATCTACAAAGTGCCGTCATAGCAATAATAATAGGCAAAGTAACAGGTATTCTATTACTAACATAAAATGCACCAACCATTCCGATAATTTCTGCATAGATGAATAGTAAAAATAAGTCGCCTAGTACTACTTTTAAACTTTTCACCATATGGAAAATATCCATACCTGCGGCAAACATTGTTAGTATACCTATAACTGCTAATAGTAACTTTTCACTGTACAATGTAGTCCAGTGTAATCTACTATTCACTTTCTCTAAATCTAGTTTTATTTTCATTTTGTAACTCCAAAATGTTTGTAAGTTTGTTGTAGGCATTTTGCTTGATAGTAACAGTCTGCTAGAGCATTGTGTAATTGCTCTTGTATAGCCTTTCTTGGATCTTGAGGCATCATTGCAAACACTGTCCTACTATCTCTAATTTGCCAATAGTTCCACGGGCATGGCTTCCTAATATTTTTGTATAAGTTTTGTAAAATTGCATAATCGAACAAAGGACCTTGACACCATAGATAGTCAACTCCAACACACCATTTGTTGAGTTGTTTTGTTAAGCTATCCATATTTACACGATCGTGGTCACCAAAGGCTTCGTCTTTGATTTCTTTCTTTTGTTTACTCCACCATGCGAGTGTGTTGTCATCAATAGAACGTTTGTACTTCTCAGACTGTTCTTCAATGTCACAACGAAGATATAATCCATTGTCAGGCTCTGCACTGCTAAACGGATCAAACTTTACTGCACCTAGAGTTATAATAACACTATCTGGCTCAACGCCAAGTGTCTCTAAGTCAATCATTCCATGTGTTGCCATTTATACCAACTTTATTAATATAACAACTTGTAAAACTAAGACAGCAATCGGAACAATAGTTCTTACTAGTTCCATTGTATGATTGTACTCATCTAGTTTTCTTTCAAGTTTATTTCTTTTTGCCATATTACCCTTTCCTATTTTCTTGACCTATTGCACTTATAAGAAGCAGAATATAAAGTATAGGCCAAGCCCATCCTGTAATATATCCTGTAGTATGTAATACCATAAGTGTAACTCCTGTTACACCTGTTGTACCTATACCACTGCTCTGTGGCTTTGGAAATTTCATATTATACTCCTCATTGTTTTTATTATAGCATTAACTATAGTAAATGTCAACCATTCCTTTATAGAATGTATCCAATTCTTCTTTAGAACCCATATCACTTTTAAATTGATTTGCTTTACGGCAAACAATTACATAATTACTAATCTCGTCTTTTCCTCCCATAGATCTTGCTAACTTATGATCTACAGTAGGTTGATAAAATCCGTCATAGTTATCAATATTTGGATTTGTTACTTTATTTCTTCCACGTCCGTAGTCTAACGGTGTATGAAAAATAGGACAATAGTCAGGTGCAATTTTTGCAAGTTCAAATGGGTCTCCTTCCCATTTTACTGTGTGAGCCCAAATAAGTTTTAAAAACTGATCTTGCTTTGTAGACTTTTTAAACATTTCAAAGAATGTTGCATATGTACTTGCATCATCTTGTGAATGAAATTTACGTGAGGAGAGAGCCCGAAGGCCCTCTTCTCTAATTTTTATTAAGTCTGCCATTTACATAAACTCCGCAAACTTATCATCTTCGTGCTTCTGTGCTTTATTATTAAAAGCATCTACATCAATGATACTTGTATACTCTGCAACTTTACCATTTGTATCTGTATATACATAAGGTACATCCATTGTAAAGTCTACGCCGCCTTTAGCAATAACAGGAAATTTCAAGTCATAACCTTTTTGTTTACCAGGCTGTGATTGAATATGTGCTTCACGGTTATCAATAAGTGATTTAATAGCGGCCGCAATCATAAGTCCTCGATTACTACCTGATGTAAATCGATGATCTTTCCACTGTGTATATTTTCCTGACTTTGTTTTCTCAGGATACTGTAACCTAATACCTTTAAGTATATCAGTCCATACTTTACTACTTGAACTCCAACGTTCACTCATAACTTGTCCGATCTTAATCAACAAGTCATCTGTTACTGCCTTCTTAGGCATTTGTACAAATAGTTCAGTCAAGCCCCATACTGGTGCATGATCGATTGCTGAGAAGTGCCAAGCATTGCGTACACACTTTAATGCCATTTCAAAAGCAAATCTATTTGAATAGTTGTCTTTACAAAACTCTTTGAAATGTTTTTGCATGTGAGCAGTATGTTTTGTTTCGCCTGCGCCTGGTGTTGCACTTTCTGGTACAGGTGTAATACTTACATTATCAAACACTCGCATTAGATTATATGCAGGTTGGTCTTCTAGTTTAACATCAAGTCCTGCTTGAAGCATTGCTCTTGCTCTGTTGTTACGAACTTTTACAAAGTCGTAATCTGTAATAGGAACAACATCTGCATTACAAGCCAAGAACTGATTGAAATCAATGTATGGCATATCTTTCATGCTAAATCCTACAATAAGAGTTTTAACTCCGTGTAGTGCAAGTGCCATTGAACCTTGCATACCATCATTTAAAAACACTCGTTCTTCATCTGCGGCATAACGTCCTTTAGCACCAAATACAAGACTACTATCAAAGTTCATTGCAATCTCAAACATACGCCACAAGTAAATTACCCGTTGTGCTTTCATGTTCATAGCAACAAGACTTTGATCGACAGCAAGTCCATTCATTACTGCTTCGTCTAAGTTATAAGATTGTAGTTGTATACCGTACAATACAGGCTTGCCTGTTTCAGGATCAATAATACTGTGCATAGCATCTAGTGCCATTTTAAATGCAGTAACAAAGTCTACAGTACCCATAGACTCAAGGTTAAGGGCACCTTTACTAACATTTAAGTTAGGCAGAGTTGCACGTTTGATTAGTGATAGTTTTCGTTGATAATCTTCAGGTTCTAAAAATTTAATAGGTGTCCGTTCTTCTTCCGGACCAAAGAAGATTGATAAGTCTTCTCCATAAGCGGATTTAATGCTGTCAGCATATCCGAAGTTAATTGATTCTTTCCATGTGTCTACATAATTGAATAGACGAGTGTATGGTTCTTTCATTTTTTTGTCTCCTCAGACTGTTTAAATTATCGGAACGTTTCTATGTTCCATATTATACAACAGGCTCATCACTATAGACTTTTTGCCTTATTGTCCTTATAGTATACTATACTATTATTCTATTGTCAACAGGTATTTTAGCCAAAATCAAATAAGTTGGCCGCATTTGGATCTATGTTTGCTTGTGCCATAGTACCATAATCAGTTGCGTCATGTACTTCGCGTGGTACAAATAGTCTATCCATATACTTCTTAATTTGTAAATGTTTCATGCCAATATTCTTACCCCAATGTAAATCTCTTTGTTCTTTATTCATTGGTTTACGAACTGCACTTACACAAACGTAATCAAGTTTTTCGAAGAAGTCGTATAAGTGTTGCGGATCATATCCAAACAAGTTACATTGCTTTGGAACTATTTCAACTTGTACACTAGGACGACAACGTTTGATTGTGTCTTTTGCTCCTTGCATAACTAATAGTTCACTGCCTTCAACATCAATCTTAATACAATCTACATCTTGAAAGTTATAACTGTCAAGTGTACGTGCAGGAACAGGTACTAAGTTTTGACTTTCACGTAGTTTAACATTATCACTATCTAATACAACATGATTATGTCCGCCGTGATCTGTGTGATCTAAAATATCGATAGTACCTTCGTTACGATTAGTTGCCGCAACTTCGTGTATATTAATTTGTGCATTAATGTCCATACTTTGGTGTACACCTTTGTGTATGTACCAACCTGCTTTTGCATCTTCATCTCTATACAAATCACCTTCTTGATCTGTTCCACGCCAATACACACCTTTTAGTTTTTGTTGTTGTGCAATAGCAATGTTTGCTTTTAACATTTTAAGAGTAGTTGGAGTAGGTTCAAAACTTTCTACTACTTCAGCCCACTCACCATATGCAATAGTATTGTTGCCTACGTTAGCACCAACATCTATTATACGTTTTGCATTAGGATAAATTGTACGGATTAGTCTTGAGTTGTTTCCTTGATAATATACATTGTTTCCGCTAAAGCGAGGTCCTTGTAGATTATCATGTGCAAGTAACCAATAGCAACGACCAAACTTGTTTACTACAAGTCTAAACTGCGAATCGTTGTATAGTCCGCTTGATTCTTCAAAACCAAAATTTTCTTTGAATTGTTCTGCTGAGATTTCAGCTGTAATTTTAACTGCCATCGTGTCCTCCTATCTTGTAACATCTATATGACTTGTTGTATAGTATATACTATTTTATTTAATTGTCAACCGATAAAATGATATTAAATATATCCTCCCATGTATCGGCTCTATGCACACCTTCGTGTTCAAAATCTTTGTTGTACGGGTGTGTAATTAGGATTGGTTTGTGACCTGCGTTTAAACCTGCAATAGCATTCGCTGGTTTATCTTCAATCCACCAATGTCCAGGTTCCCATTGTGTTAAGTAATCATCTTTATCACTGCCTGTGTCAATACACATACAACTTGTAATTACTTCGTCGCCAAAAACTTGTGCAAGATTGTATCTTCTTAAATCACCTGCACACTTATCACTGCTTTGGCTTGTTAAACATTCAAAGGTATATCCTTCAATACCAAAACGTTCAACCCATTCTACTGCGCCAGGTATAGGATCTAAATACCCCATCCATGCACTTTCGTTAAATGTATTTGTAAGAGTGTCTGATAGAGTTTGTTCTATTCCAAATCTTTTTGCTTGTTTGTACACGCCTTCTGTTTGTACTTCATAGCCTTTGGAATTCATCCATTTGGTAAATGCTGGCTCCCATTCTAATAGGACACCGTCTACGTCAGTTAATATAGGTGACAATTTAGAGATCGCCTTCTTTTCTATTTTCGCTGTAGTGAACATCGAACTCACCGCCCGGATAGCGTGACTTTAGTTTGTTCACATTTTCTTCAATTACGTCGTTAGGATCGAGACCAAGACTGCGGCAACAACTAATCCAATACCACATAATATCCCCAAGTTCGCGTTTACAATGAAATACAGTTTCATCGTCAAGTGGTTTACCTTGGAATATACATTTTTTAACAATTTCACTAAACTCTCCTCCTTCACTTGCCATACCAATTGCTCCTGTCATTAGCAATGCTAAATTTACACCGCTTTCTTTTTCTAGATCAATTAGTTTATTGTTCAACACCATTGTGCTATTTGACTCTTTTGAAGTCACTGCTTGTACAAATTCTTTATACTTATTTAAATCTACGTTATTCAATTTCTTTTCTTTCTTTGAGTTCGTGTTTAATTTCGTCTTCCGCTTGCATTATCTTATAACGCATTTGGACGTCTTCTGTGATATGATAGACTGCGTCTAATTTTCTTAACTTTGCCCTAAGTGCATCAGTGGACAAAGTCTTCAGGTCTGGCTTGGTCGGAGTTGAAGTCAATTTCTTCCCCAATTCTAAGATCATTATCAGGTGCTTGGTCATTCCAACCTAGAACGCTTTCTGCTTCAACCATTCTAATTGTAATTGGTTCACCTGCTAATGTAATTTCTAGTCCGCGAGTCCAACGACCATGTTCGACCAAAACCCAATCGCCTACGTCATATGGATCGTTGTTGTCTGGACCCTTTGAATGCACTTGTCCCCAACGAGGATAGATGCCTCTAGTTTCACCATCATCACTTCGGATAATAATTCCACCTTTGGTAGTCTGTTCACCGAAGTGCATGTTGTGTATTAGTACTCTGTTTTTGATCGGGCGGATTGAATCAGCAATAATTGTGCCTTGCACACCTTTCTTGCCTGACGCCATTGCTTCATAATCAAAATCCATTATTCACCTCTTCTAGAAAAGTTGCCGTCTTCGTCTTCAACCCATTCATCAGCTTCTTCTTTCGCTTCAGCTTTTGTTTGGCCTGCTTTTGCTTTAGTAGAACGTGGCTTAGGTGCTTCAACTTCAGTTGCTTCTGCTACCGGCTCTTCTACTACAGGTGCTTTTTCAGATGCTTCAAACTGTGTAGGCTCTACATTATCTTCATAATAATCACGTAAAACTTCTTCACGCTTTTTGATAATCTTTCCACCTGGACCTAGTTCATCGCCTCTAGCATTTACACGAACATTACCCACTGCTGGTGTAAGTTCATTACGTTGTCTAAGCAAATCCATATCAATTGCTTTACCTTGCATTGTTCTGTATTGCTTACGACCTGTTTGCTTTACTGCCATATTAGTCTCCTTGTTATATTAGTACTTATCTCAAGAACTCTCTCCAATCCAGCCCAAACTGGATTGAATCTATCTTGTGTACACCGATTAAATATAGCACATAACTTGCTACACTACTGCCTCTTCCAACACCCCATACAATGTTATTCTTACGCATAAAGTCTACTAGGTAAATCATGTAACGTAATAAATCAAACATTCCTCTGCGTTCAAATTCTGCTAGTTCTTCATTTACTCTATGGAAACGTTCGTCATCACCTTTACATAAATTATATAAATGTGCAACAACATCTAACTCTTTGTATTTGTCGGGCATAAACCATTCACTTTGACATACACCATCAAAAGTCTTTTCGTCAACATCTAATGGGATATATTTTTGTAATGGAGTCATACCTTGTTCTTCCATTACACTGTTAAATTTATCTACATCATCACTAGCATCACACAGAACTACGTGACATTTGTCAATATGACCGTTGTAGATCATATCAACTAGATCACGATTCGAAAATCTCGGGATTCCTAGCTTGTCTGTTTTCATTAGCATATACTTATTTTAACTGATATTAATCAGTTTGTCAAGATCTAAATCGCCATTTTGTTGATTTTTTTCTTGTTCTAGCTTTTCTTTTGCTTCTTTTACTAGTGCTTCTTGCTTATAGTACTCAATGAATGTACTAATCTGCTCTTTAAGTTGGGGATTATTTGTGCTAAAATACTTCTTAGTAAGCTCTGCTACCTTATCATACATTTGGGCAACTGTCATTTCAGAAGTATCTTCTTGAAACGGATGATGCATTTTACTGATAAATGCCTAAGTATTCTGCCCAAACAGTTGTACCACTATCATAACTTACAAATTCAAAAGCATAGTACTTTGATTCTTCACCTACTCCTGGTGCTCCAATAACTGCTGTGTTACCACTTGTTGGCCAGTTTGCATTTCTTTTGATAGTTCCACCACCTGCATTACTTGCAAATGTAATAGTTCTATTAGTGGCACTTCCTGCCGCTAAATCACTTTTAATATGTAAACGTACTTTACCTGTTCTTGCTATTGTGCTTGACCAATTAGATAAAGTAAGTGTAATGTCTGCACCTACTGTAAATTCTTGATATGCACCATTGTCAAGGTTAACGTTTTGACTAGTGTTAACAGTAGCACCAGCAATATATCCTGTTTCTGTAGTGTTTTGAAAGTTTGCATTATTAATAGTATTTCCTAAGAAATTATTATCTGCATTCTTTACTGCACCGTTAGTTTGTAGTGCTTCAATCTCTGCTTTTGCCGCCGCAAAGTTTGCCACTGTTGTTGCGAAATTATCACGAAATCCTTGCGAGTCATTGTCTTGTCCCGCTATAGGAAAATCAGCACTAATTCCTGTATCACTAATATTACTTGCCATAGTTTATCCTCTCGTTGCTATTATTTATCAGCATTATACATTGAACTGGTAGTTTGCGAACGGAACATATTGTTCATTACTATTACCATTTGTACTATCGATATTGTATCTTTCAATTTCAATATCTAATTGTTTAAAGTTAAAATTGCTATTATTAATGTTTAAAATCACATTATCAGCTTCGCCCGGCTTGCAATAACATAGTGGTATTGCTAGTTTAAAGCCCAGTTCTGCTTGTCCTGCTTCTTGAGCAGTACGCATCCACAGTGGATAAAACTCTCTTAGATTCTTACCAACCGCACGTATCCTATCACGCATATTAGTAATATTACTAATATATTTTGTTTGATCTTTAGCATCACTAACTTTTATAGCATTACTATCAATCTTAATTGTATTTGTTAGTGGGCGTAGTCTTAATGGATCTGAACTAATACTATCATCAATACTTTGAGCAAAAACTTTTGAACCATCTTGAAGCTCAATAGTAATAGTTCCGCCTGGAGCAAATGATACAGGACCTACTCTAGTAAAGATTGAAAGTGTTCCTGTATTTGCTGGACTAAGTCCTGCACCACCACGTAGTCCTAAGTCAAAAAATCCTTGTCCTGTTCCTACTCCAGTATTATCATCTGTAACAGCATATTGAATACTATCTACTGTAACGTCATTTTTTGTTAAGTTAGTAAAACTTGCGTTTGTTTTACCTTTATTTTCATCTGGCTCTGACGGATCAATTACATCAAGATAAATTACTTCATATACTGTTTCGTTACTGCCAGGATTTTTTGCAATCGCTTTTTTTACAGCACCAGTTTTATATTGTTTACGTTTGTGATTTCTAGATACAGCAGATACAAATTCACCAATGGTCTTTGTTTCTATTCCTGCATAGGCTAACATTTTAATTTGAGGTTGTAACCCAAAAGATAAATCATTAGGTCTATAAATTGAAGAAGGTGTAAAGATGTTCGGGTCTGCAATAAAATTTCTAAACGTATTACGTTGTGTTTGTTTTAACATTGGAATCATTGTAATACTACTGTAAAGTGTATCATCCGGATCTGTTGTTGTAATTGTAAATGTTCTAGTACTTGCACTAAATTGGAATTGATCTTGTGCTTTAACTGTAAATGTATAACTTCTATCAATAGTTGTTGTAGCACCATCGAATGTTGTTTCGGTAGCTCCTTTGTCAATAGTTGTCAGTCCAGGTTTATTAGGTTCTCCAAACTGATTTACTTTACCTTGCAACTGTCCATCAATAGCCAGTTCGAGACCCGGAGGTAATCTTCCTGAATCTAATGTATATAAAACAACAGCGTTTGGTACACTACTTGTAGCACTTACATTTAATGTACTAACAAAGTTAGCTCTAAGGTTTCCTAGTGCTGACGCTGTATTCCATGTAATAGCACTTTCAACTTCTCCTAGAAGTTTAAGTGTGAATTCTTTGTTCTTTGCTACAGTAGGATTTGATAATATTGTTGATCTTTTTTGGAAACTATAAAAAGACATAGTAACAGCTTTATTTGATACAACAGCACCAAATGAATCATATGTTTTAAATCCTACATCTGCAATAGTTCCTAAAAAGGATCCTCTTAAATAATCTATACTCCCTACTTCAATTTTAACTGTGCCAGTATTAGCTGATGTAGATGTAACTCTACCTTTTTCAACAGTCCATACAGTCTTATCAATAATGTCAATTGACCTATATGATTTATTGTCACCTGAGTCTGCTTCTGTTACAGGAACTTCGTTGAATACAATCCAACCTGTTGCATCTAATCCGTTAAACAAACTGTCAGCAAAATCAGTAAATGCTATATTATTATCGCCACTCCATGTTTGTCCTACACCTAGGTTATTTGCAAAAGGTTCAGTAGTTGTATTTTCTTCAGATCCAATTTGTCTTAATGCTTCAACAGTAAATTTATATTCTGTAGTAACTGCTGGTTGATAAGGAACTCTTCCTGCAATTTCGCCTGTTGTGCTGTCAATTTTCATACCTGCCGGCAATGCACTTACGCTACCGTCATCGTTTGAATCTTTTACTGTAAAACTTATTATACCTTGGTTACTTGTAGGATCGTAAACATCTAAGAATAATGTTACATAATTGTTAGCTCTTCTATAACCTAAGTCGCTTGGTGTTAACCATACTGGAGCTCTTAGGTAGGTATTATCTGCTGTAAATAATCCTGTTCCTATTTGCATAATTGTATTGTCAGTTCTTAGGAAATCATCGCCTACAAGATAAATTTGGAACTTACGTTTTGTAATTACAATACCGTCACTTGCACTTACTGTAAATTCATAAAATCTATTTAATTTTTTAGGACTTTGTGTAGGAACATTGTAATCGTAGAATGTTGTATCGTAATAATAACTTTCAAAACCGTTTGCACTTTTTACACCAAAATCAAATGGGTATGTACCAAATACATTAGTATCAAAAAATCCTGCACCTGCTCTTTTTTCCAATGCAAGTATTGGCTCAACAATACCTGTAAGTTTACCTGTTGATGTACCTAGTGTAATACCCGGAGGCAATTCTCCATCATTATCTCCGATAAAGTATTCTATAGTATCACCTGCTGGAAGATCAGGATCTATAACTTGTAATTGAAAGTCTACCGGACTACTATCTAAAATATAAAATCTATTATTAGGACCAAGTGGCAATGGACCTTCGTTTGTAACCCAAGTCGGAGAATCGGCTCCATTAATTTTTAATTGGAGCGTCATGTCTTCTTGCAGTCTATCTTTTACTGCTCTAATAACGAATCTAAAATTCTTTAAACGCTTAACTTCAAAAGGAGTACCTAATAAATTGTCGCCGCTGATTCTTAAACCACCAGGTAGCTGTCCACTAATAACTGTAAGTGTACAACCAGATACAACTGGTAAGGGGATTGTTTGTGTAATACTTTCTTCGTATGTTCCTAAACTGTGCCCTGGATTAACCGTCCATAAATTAGCATGCGGCATTTAACACTCCTATAGCGTTCCCATATCTGCTTCGACTGCTGTTGATGCTGTAAAAGATGAGCTCCCATCATCGTAATCAATTACTAGATTCTGTGCTAGATATTCTAATGTACTTGTAAATGTTGTAGGAACTGCTTGGCCCATTTCTAATGTTAGGTACTGCTGTACTCCGTCAAAATTTCTAACATCAAGACCATGTACAAGACCAGTCATGTTACCAACATTAATAATATTGTTTGTTTGTGCGTTAAGTGTTGCTGTAAGTTTAGGGTCTGTTTCAGTTTGTATAGAACTTTCACTGCTAATTGTTAGTGTAGTTCCACTTAAATTTGTTGTAGTAGTTCCTCCGCCAGCAAGTGTCAACGCATTGCCATTAGAGTCTAGTGTAATATTATTGTTGTCTGCAAATACTTGTAGACTAGGTAAGCCTGTTGCTGTACTATTAATTGTAATAGCGTTAGCATCTGCAGATAAATTAATTGCCGCACCTGCTACAATCTTTTTAAATTGTAATTCAGTTCCGCTTATTTGGCCAAATATTCCTTCACCTGCACTACCTAAGTTTGCAACTGTAGTTGACTCCGTACTTCTAGCGTTAAGTTCTGTAAAATTATTGTTTACTTTTACAAACGCTTCGCGTAGATCATCACCTGTACCGTCGTTTGCAATAGTTCCGATGTTGATAGTTTGTATTGCCATATAAGTCTCCTATACTATATTTATCGATGCTTCCTAAGTCCTATAACATTACTTTTAAAAGGCGTAGCATTATTATATCTATTAAACAACATTCTATTGAAGCCACCACAAATATCTGTTGTATCTCCGTAATTTGCATTATTTGATTCGTCTTTTAAAACTGCTAATGCATCTTTTTGTAACTTGTCTTGTAATTGTAAAGGAGTTAAACTGGGATCAGCTTGTAAGTATAATGCACCAACACCACAAACTTGCGGTGAAGCCATAGATGTTCCTCCTATTGTTCCTTGTCTAAACGAACTGTTATTCCAATATGCCGCATCATTATAAGCGTTTGTTGTACTAAAACAACTTAATATATCTGTTCCAGCGGCAAATATGTTTACACCTGGACCTGTTGAACTTGAACTTACTTTTCTTTCTGTAGTTGCATTAAGGGGAGTTGAATCCATATTACCAACTATAAGAGCTCCTTCGTCAAAAGGAGAACTTCCTCTATGGTAATAATTACTAGATCCTGAACCATAAAAAACTACATTGTTGTAATCAGGATCAGTACTGTTTGCAATTTTAAAATAGTTATTACCTGCCGCTATACATACATGCACTCCTGCATCTACGCAGTCTTGTACATCAGCATCAACACTTGCAAGTCTTAATGGAAACCTGTATGTTAAACTTCTATAGTAAGGATAAAATCCATAAGTATCTCTCATGTGTGCATTAGGCGTACTGCTAAAACTTGCATCGTTCCCTGAAGCATATGTTGTACCTCTATATACAATACTTGAAATTCCTGTACCTGTACTAGAACTATACCCCCAACTTGCATTTACTATAGTTGGTCTTTTATATCCTGTATGTGGATCTACAGGTTTATTTTGATGCCAACCTTTTATAACATCAAATACACTATTGATACTAATTCCTCCTGTGTCGCCACCGCCTTCTAGTCCACCTACTTTTACACTATAAACTCTAGCGTTAGGTGCCCAACCAAAATTTAATCCTGTTGCAGTTCCACCACAGTGTGTTCCATGTCCATCAGTATCACCATAGTGACTAGCACTTTGTGATCCAGTTATTCCTGATGCACTAAACCAATCTATTAGTTGTACTCTACTGTTACCACTTGTATCAGTAAACTCTGGATGATCAACTTGTAATCCACTATCTTGTATAACAATGTCTACGCCGGTTCCGTCCATTGAATAGGGTCTAGTATAGTTTGTTAAACTAGATCCTGTTCCGTAAACGTTTTCTATAATTGAATGTCTAATCTTACCCCAATCTGTTCTATTACCGCTTTCTGCTGTTGACTTTGAAAAATCTCTTACTTGTGTTGCTGTTAAACCTATTTCGATATCATCTCTTAAGTCCGGTCGAAGTTGTACATCTGTTACTCTAGAATCGTTTCTAAGTAACTTTGCTTCTTCTTCAGTTAATGCGTAGTGTGTATTTCTTGTGGACTTTTCTCTAGCGTCTGCTACATCAACAGTTCTGTTTGGAATATCTCCGCCACCTGTTGACGCTATCATTTCTTGATTAAATTGTGAGTAATCAACACCTTTGTTAAGTGTTACAATATATTCTCTTTCACTCATGTTGACTCCTAATGCAAGTCAACCCAAGCACCATTTGCATAACCTTGAAATTTGTTAGTTGTAGTGTTATAGATCATATCTGCATTGCCTGGTGTTAAGTTGTCTCTTTGTGTAGTTGTATAACTTGCAAGTCTTAACGGACTTTGTGTAATCCTAACTTGGTCAGTAGCTCTTAGTTCAATTGAACTATTACTATCTATTGATGGAACACCTATGCCACTACTTTCAAAACTATCAGCTGTTACTCTTTGTGCAGTTATATTGCCGTCTACTGCAAGATCACTGCTCATTCTAACACCTGGTGTCATTACTATTTGTGAACTATCGTCAGTGTCAATTATGCTCGAACTAAATGTAAAGTTTCCTACTGAGTCACCGCCTGTAGCGTTAGTCCAAATACCACCTACATATTTTATAGTTTGTCCTTCTTGTGGACTATTAATACTAACATCTTGTAAGGTTGTAATACTTGTTGCTGATAAGTTTTGTAAGTAACCAGCATCATTTGTAAATGTACTAATGTTTGTTGGTGCTCCTGTAATGTCACTGTACGCACCAGTTGTTGCTACTGTTGCTAATGTAGGTGTACCTGAAACATTTGAATATAGTATACCTGTGATATTTGCACCACCCCCGTGGAAGTTAGTTGCATAAGCATTTTGGTATACATTATTAGTTGCACCTAAGTTATAAGCACCAGTTGAGTAAGGTGTTACGTTACCAAAACTTACACTATCGCTAACTTCTGATCCACCTGCTAATACTTGGCTAAGTGTAATACCTGTAAGTGCTGAACCACTACCAATAAATGATGTAGCACTAACATCGCCTGCTACTGTAAGTTTGTGCGACGGTGTTGTTGTAAAAATACCAACACGCTTTGTTCCTGTATCAATTTTAATTGCTGTTTCAACACCTGTTATTGGTTTTACCTTAATATCTAAATCTTGTTCGTTAACAGTATTTTCAATAATACCTGCATTATCTACTCTAATTTTTATATTACTATTAGTTCCTACAGTTATTCCAGTATTACTGTTAAATGCTACACTACCATTTTGTGTGTAGTCGCCTGTGCTACTAATAGCATCTGTAATACCATATCCTGATAATGTTGTAGGTAGTCCTACTAATGAACTAAACTGACTGTCAAATAATGTAGGTTGATTAGTTAAATTTGTGTAGTCTAAAAAGTAAGGACTATCAAATCCATCAAGTGTATCTGCGTTTAATCCGCCACCGCCTGATGTAGCATCGTTTGCTGGTGCCCATCTAAGTCCGTCCCATTTTAAAACTTGTCCTGGAGTTGGTGGTGTGCTTTGTGTATCAACATCTGATAAGTCACTTATATCATCTACAAGATTTGGTTTGTCTGAAAGATTGTTGTAACTGCCAGTTGTTGCTACTGCGGCTAAACTAGGAGTTCCAACTACTTCACTGTAGTTTATAAAACTGTTTACCCAAGCACCTGTATTACCTTGTCCAGCGTTTGCATTCCATTTTAAAATATTACTTGATGCTAATCCTGAAAGGTCAGTAACAATACCGCCACCGCCTCCGCCACTTCCGCCGCCTGTGTTTGTAATAGTAATTGTTCCGTTAAGATCATCATAGACAATATCTATGCCTGTTCCTTCTCTAAGGATAGCATTAACACGATCGTCTACTCTTTCGTTTGTAAAATATAAATTACTACTGCCTTCTGGTAATTCAGCAGTGTTTGCGGCTACAGTTGGTTTGTCTGCTAGATCATTCCAACTACCACTAAATGGATTATAACTAATACCGCCAATGGTAAGTCCTGTTGCTGTTATATTGCCAGCACCAACAATACCTGAACCTGTTAAATCTAATTGATCACCTATTGGTAATTCTTTTAGTTTGTTGCTATCGTCTCTGTCAACTATAAGTGGTATTCTGTTTGCCATATCTTTATCCTTATAACGCCGCTATTCTAGTTTGGAAGTCGGCAAAGT